CCTGTATAGTTACATTCTACACACCCTTTACCGGAACACTCGTCATGTTTTCCCTTTTTATGTGACCATGGCATCCGAAATCCGCTTCCTTTGGCTTTTCGTTTTAAACTTCCGTAAACAGCTTCATCGATTATATCATTCCAATTTCTTGAACCGTAATACTCGTTCATTATTCGTACTAGAATTTCTCGTATTGCTAAAGCTGATGACTGATTTACGATAAAATCTGGCCAATTTATGTGAATACCTGTCTTAATTAGATGACCCACTTTTTTCGGTTGAGCTACAGAAATGAGTGCTTCTTTACCTCCCAATTTTTTAACTCTTTCGCATATTATTTTACAATAGTTTTCGAGTTCTGAAAATTCAATTTCATCCTCATCCTTGTAATCGATATCCACAAAAAAGTTATAATTTTCACTTTTCTGTTCGACCACGAATATTTTTTCCCCTGAATTATAGGAATCTGTGTATTTAATATAGAAATCATTCAATCTATCAAATGGCACTGAAAGGACACCTCCATCCATGAGCACATGTGATACATTGGTATTGTTCCAGAACCCCTGTTCTTTACACCATGTTTTAAACATGGTTTACTTACCAAATAGTAGTTTTATTTTTTTATATTGATTTAATTAATCACTATCGTAGTGATGTCTCCAAATTGATTTTCTATACGATATTTCTGGATATTCTTCTTCTTCTGATAAATTCTTTTTTAAAACAAGAAGTTCATAAACTTTATCTTCTTTGTGTAATTCTGCGTACCTATCTGCTTTTTCCTTTGTATAACCATGTCTTTCAACGAGAAGATGTGAAATTTGTGAGAGTATGTAAGCTTTGGACTTCATTATTTAATAGAGAAGGTTTTTCTATTGAGAGAAGTTATGCATGCATAAAACTCTGGGTTATTGAGAACGTTTTTAACTATTCTATCCCATTGTTTTTTTGTATTGAATTCTGTTAATGTTTCAAAATTCATAAAATCATTTTCATCGTAAGTTCGTTTATATGGTTGTTTTTGTATTTTTTTAAGATTTGTTTTTTGTTTCTCATCGTTGAATTTTCTGACAAGTTCGGTTTGTTGTTGCGGTGTATAATCTACGAAAAATATAAAGACGTTGTATTCTAAATCAACACCGGGACTTTCTTTAACTATGAATTTGAAATCTGAATACTGACCTTTTTTGAGAGAAATGACTCCTCTTGTTTCCTCTTCTAGTTCTCTCAAAGCACATCGTATTGGATTTACTATTTCTCTTCGCCTACACCCTCCGGTAACGAAAATCCAATCTTTGAATCGTCGGTCTCGGACAGTGAGAAACTTGGGTTTATCGCCCGTAAACGTTACGGGTACAGCTATAGCCTTGTATTTCTTCATTGCTCATTAGCAAGTTATAATTATATGAGATGATTATTCTGATGAATCTTCCTCGGAATCTTGATTTTCAAGGTTCTTTTCTTCGACTTGGGTTTGTAAAGCGTTTTCTTTTTCTGACTCTGGTTCAGTAAAAGGGGATGGTTTGGGCCTGGATAAAAATGAAACAAGTTTTCCATTAAATCCCTTTACACCTTCCATTTCTTCGTTGGTTTTCTTGAGTTCCTTGTACATATATGCAGTGGCTACAATACATACGATTACAGCTATTATTGTGACGATATCTCGATCAAAGGTAAACATTATATAATATTAAAATGTAGAGTTAATTTTTTAAGTATGTATAATCGCACCCATCTGAACACCGTTTTCTTTTGGGCAATCATACCCCATTTGAGCAAATTGAATCTCCTGGTAATGTCCCTCTTTACACTCAGAATTCTGAGTGGGTTCTTGTTTTTTAGAGTCGACGAGATGATTCAAAGTTCCGGACTTGGGATCGTAAGTAATTATAAATATAAAAGCTGCGACAAAAACTAGTTGCCAGAACATTTATATTAAGTGGCTATAAAAATTGAATTAGTTAGAGTACATCAAACCACCCATACCATTTTCGATACGGAGAATGTTGTAGTTCACGGCGTAGATAGTATTATCAAACGTCGAGCTATCGGAAACGAGTCTCGCGGAATCGAGTCTACTGAAGTTGAGCGAACCCGTTGGTTGGAGTTTAGCAGTGTCGAGGCAGAATGGAACCAATAAGATATTCTCAACAACATCCGCAGCCTGTGTATGGTAATACACTGGTACTGAGGTGTGGTGAGGGATAACTGGTTTCGCGTCCGAAACATCCGTACCATTAATTTGGAGCTTGACTTTATCGGATGCAGATTGACCGTTCACGGCGACCAAATATTTCATTGGGTGATTGAAGCTGAGTTCTTGGATTTTATTGAGCGATGCAATTGCCTTTTGTGTTTGTGTGATAAGCATGTTTTGTGGTGCGTTGGAAAGTGCCGTGCGTTCATCTGTATCGAGGTGAAGAAATTGAGCATACACTTCGAGGTCTCCGACAATAGAGGCATTATCGGCCCACGTAATTCTCAATTCAACATCGTGATATTGAAGTGCGACCAATGGGATAGCAGATTGAACATTTTCACAAAACGAAAACCTGAGTGGGTAGAATTTTTCCGCTGTATATTTAGCTTTAGAGTACGTTTGGTTCATAACTGTTGGTGCAAGAGAGGTGGAGAATGTGTAATCTTGTTCGTCGATGACTTGACCACCGATCAAAAGTTCAACCTTGGCGACATTTTCATTCCAATTTGTGACATTACCCGCTCTATTGGCGATATAGACGTAACCGAGCATATCACCTTTTCTTTCGAATCGGATAGTTGACATACCAGCTCGAGCTGGGTTGCCCTGGATAGTTTGTCTTTCGACAGTTTGGGCGAAGTTTGTGTGACGTTTGTAGTTGGACCTGAAAAAAGAAACTTCAGGTTGACCTACGAGATGCGCATCTTGGGCACCGATTGCAACGAGTTGGGCAATACCTCCAGACATATTTTATATTATACTAAGGTTTTTTATTTTTAAGCCCATATATAATATAAAAGTGTGTTCTGATTTATTTAATTTACTAATTTTGTGTAAAAGATATTGAATTCATATATACATTACCTGCAACATTTGACAATGTCATGAGTCCGTGTTCACTTTGTTTAATAGTGAGGTCGCTCGTCTGAACGTACCAGTTTACATTTGTAAGATTTTTTGATATTTTCCTACTTGCTCCTGATGCAAATATAGGTATGACTACCTGAGCACCGTCTATAAGATTTGAATATACGAGACTATTTAAATCGCCTGCAAGTTGAACAAGTGGTGCTGTGCCGTAACTTTTATTTTTAGCATCTATAGTTATTGTATCTGTCGATGACATTGTTGCAGTTATACCTGGATTTGTAAGTTGAATATTTTGTGATATCAAATTACCTGTAACATTTACATTTGAACCAATTTTAATACTATTTGTCGTAACAAATGCATTATCCGAGTTATAACTTGAATGTGGACCTGTAAACTGAATAACGTTTGATGTAACATTTGCTCCCACAGTCGCTTGAGAAACATCGTCTAAAGAAAAAGGTGATGCGGCGACGTGTAAAGATCCTATTGTAATACTATCGGCTGAGACGTTACCCGAAACTGTAAGTACATTCGATTCAAATACGTTTATAGTAAGGTTTGCAGCTGCGACTGATGGTCCTATAGAAATATTTGCCTTATATTCATGAACATTATCGAGTGCCGAACCACCACCTTGTCCCCCTGAATCATAGATTTCACCTGTTGTTGTGTTGAACGATAAAACATTATTCGAAGGTGATGCATAAGCCGGGTCAAGTTTTACCGCGTTCGTTACTTTCAAAGACGCTACTGCACCCGCCGACGATTTAAGTAAAACATCACCGGCGTAATCGATTTGTTTCGTAGCTGCAATGTCAATATCACCCGCGGATGTTAAACCCGTGGTTGTGTTATTAAACGCGACTGTTTGTGTTGTCGTTGCCCCTCCATCTGTAATTGTTTGTAAAGTCGAAGAAACGTCGTCCCAATCTATTCCAGCCGCGGAACTTCGAAGAAACTTTTTACCTGATGCTGTATGAGGAGAAAGTGTAGATAACGCAGTTCCAGATGCTGGACCTAATAACAATTCGTTTTCTGCTACTGTAGTTAAACCGGTACCACCCTTGGCAAGTAAAACTTGTGAACTCAAATTAGCGGGGTTGAGTACTGATATACCTGTCGTTACACCCGTACCACCACGTGCAGTAGCAACTGTTCCAGTCGTAAGGTTAGTTGCATTTAGTACTGTGAGCCCTGTAGTTACACCCGTACCACCTCGAGCAGTAGCAACCTGACCGGTATTAGTAGCGTCGCCTAAATCTAAGTTTGTTATAGATGAACCATCACCATGGAACGAATCCGCGGTTACTTTACCTGTTGTCGTGACGTTACCGGATAAAACGTTACCCCAAACGTTTGCCGTGATGTATCCATCCGCTGTTGTGTTTGTAGGTACAACCTTTTCACTTTCGGAATTACTTTCTGTAAAAGCGATTGTATATTCTTTACTCATGGTCTCACCCAGAAAACCTGCAAATACATTCGCGGTTGGTCTTGTCATATGTTGCCCCATATCTTTTGCGTCTACGGTGTTATTGTGTGCGACTGCAAATATTTTATCGGTAATGTAATGATCGGTTGTATGCTGCGCCGTAATATTACCTGCAACGGTTAAGTTTCCAGAAATCACCACGTTTGAACTAATAGATGTAATGTGTGTAGATGGGTTATACCCAATTTTACTTTCCTCAAAAATACCAGAACTGTTCACGTATGGTATACTCGAACCAGATAACGAACTAGCGCCCGTACCACCTCGAGCAATAGGAACTTGACCGGAATTATTAGCTTGACCTAAATTTAAGTAACTTATACCCGAACCGTTTCCACTAAAAGCTCCTTGAAAACTCGATGCTAGTATATCACCGGACGATGCATCTAATACAATCCCCGAACCGTTTAATGCTACTTGTCCATCCGTTACTTCTAGAACTACACCCGAAGATTTATTTAATGTTATGACTTCATTAGAAACGTTAGACACACCTGTTTGTGACGCAAGCACTTCATCTAACGTGAGTGGAACATCGGACCATTCGGGTGCCGTTTTACCCGCGTTTAATCGGAGAAACTGACCCGCGGTCGCGGAAGATGTACTTAACTTTGTGAGTGATGTTATTCCATTGGCATATACTAAATCACCTTCAGTATATGCATCAATACCTGTACCACCCACTGGTATGGCGAGAGTACCCAGAGTTATATTACCCGTATCTATATCTGTTATAGACGAACCATCACCGGAAAGTGATGACGCAGTTATAATTGAAGCTGATATGTTATTAGATCCTAATATTTCACCGTATATACCTGACGATGCTATATTATTAGATCCTACTATTTCGCCGTATAGTATTCCACTAACTTTAGCTGCTGTTATGTTATTAGATCCTAATATTTCACCGTATATACCCGTTGTTCCAATAAGTTTATCTGCTAATATATCTTGACTTGTTACTATTTGGTCATATACACCCATTGTTCCAGTAATAGTTTGACCTTGAATGTCACCTAGAGCAGTAATAGTCTGACCTTGAATGTGACCTTGAGCAGTAATAGTAGTTTGACCTTGAATGTGACCTTGAGCAGTAATTTGACTTGCTGTAATTAAATTGGAACCACTTATGTTACCAAATATATAATCATCGATAACTATATTACTATATGCCTTGAGTGACGTTGTTGGATTTGTAAGGTGGAGTGTATTTGATGTAACATTACTTTTATCCGTGACAGTTTGTAAAGTTACATTTGAAAGAAGACCGCCATCACCACGATAATATTGTGCGTTTATATTCCCCGTCGTTTCTATAGCGAAAATAGATTGTGTTGGTACATTCATAACAGTTTGACCAACAGCTCCTAATGTAAATAAATTTTGTGGATTTGTATTTGCTATGGCGACGTGAGACGTTGCTTGTATATCCCCAGTGTGTATAATACCCGAAACTTGAATTTTATTTAAATTATTTCTATCTATAACGACAGAGTCTCCCGTAGTTGATAACCTATGAGTTCTTGTATTACCTACAATTCGTAAATCATCATTATCACCTACTGGACCTTTAATAAAAACTTTATCGGCTACAGATAAGGCGTGTGTTGGGAGTGTATTTGAAATACCTACGTTAGATGACGCAACGAAAGATGTAGTTACATTTTTAAATTCAACTGTATTCGCTGTAACATTACCTACAGTAGTTGCATTTTCTAACGTAATACCACCTAACAAATCTGTAGCTACACCCGAATCTACAAGTTCTGCTGTTTGTGCGTGATACGCAAAAAAATTCGCACCTGATAATTCTGCTACACGTACCGGTGTCACATAAAGTGAACCTGGTGTTGATGCAGATATAGGTGCATCTGACGCATTGAAAACAACTGTGTTTTCGGCCTGATTATCATTAGCGTGTTTACCAAACCGGATTTTGGTAGACCGCTCGATGGTAGGTATATTTTTAACCATTTAATATAAGTAGGTATTTTTAATTGGCGTATATTAAACCCGCCATACCATTTTCTATTCTAAGAATATTGTAATTTACGGCATATATTGGATCATTTATAATCATATTCTGGCTATGTATCTTTGCAGAGTCTAAACGACTAAAATTGAGCGTTCCTGTCGGTTGGAGTGAGCTCGTCGAAAGACAGAAGCAGTATAAAAAGAAATCTGGGGAAGTTACGAATTGTGTGTGGTAATAGTTTTGAATTTCCATAAAATGTGGTTTCCCCCATTTATAATTACCTATATCGAGACCATTTATCTCGATCTTTACTTTATTACTCGCAGATGTTAAAGCACCTTCAGTACTTGTATCTGAACACGCTAGGTATTTAACTGGGTGGTTAAATGTAAGTTCCTGTGTAAGTTCCTGGGAAGGAATACTTTTTTGAACTTGTGTAATGAGTAGATCGTGATTTCTCGAAACTAAATTTCCACGTTCTTCGTTATCGAGGTAATAATAATTTGAATAACACTCGACGTTATAATTACCCGCTTGTGAACCCCAGTGAATACGCAATTCTACTTCATGGTATCGCAAAGCAACTATGGGTATAGCACATTGTGGACCTTCGCAAAAAAAGAAACGTAAAGGGTAAAAGTACGAACGTGCACTTATACCTGGGTGTGTACCATTTGAACTTTTAGAAACATTCGTTGCGAATGTATCTATGGCTATTTTTTCCGTAAACGCAGCGTCTTGTGAATCGATAACCTGTCCACCGATAATCAATTCAACTCTATCAATTATATTTTCCCAGTTTTGAATATCAAGTGCTTTCGAGTTATCGTCTATAGTAAAATATGTGTATCCTAATAAGTCACCTGATCTTGGTATTCTGATCGATGACATAGCGTTATTTTTCACAGCTCCTTGTATCGTTTGCTTCTCTATAGATTGTGAAAAATTAGAATGCCTTTTGAAAGTTGAGTTAAAGAATGAAATTTCTGGTTTTCCCATAATGTACTCATCTTGAGCACCGATTGCAATGAGTTGAACAATACCAGAAGACATTTATAATAAGAAAAGGTTAAAATTATACGTGTATATCGCCCTGAAATAATTAGAAGCCTAAATTCCTTTTTTTACAAATAAATCTAAATATTAAACAGGTCTCTGACGTAGTCGCCGCTGCACCTGTTTCCTTTAATAACTCAACGGTTATTCTATCGAGTTTCTTTATTGGGTTAAAATATTGTTGAATAATTGGGTATTC